TTTTTCACCCGTCCAATTTGATATGTTGCCAAGATTTTCTTGGTTGGCCCGATCAATGGCAAGAGCCGTTTCATAATCCATAAAACCATGTTGCGCAGCAGTAAGTGCGTTACGTTGTGCTTCGCCACCCGGTTCAGTATAGCCCCATTCACGAGCATACCTAAAGTCATTTACACCTGTTGCGCCCGGGGGTATTGGTTGGTCTGGATTAATTTTACGTGCGTATTCACCTGTCTTTGCACCTAATTGATACAAACTAGGATCATTTGCTGCAATTGCTGCCAAATGAGCTTCATGTTGTGCAGGTCGGGCCGATTTTACGGGCATTCCCATTAACGATGCATTGTTTTCTTTTAATGCAAAGCCAAGCTCACTTTCGGGGCTAACACCAGCAGACCATTGAGCTTCTTGATTCGCCATCCATAAATTGTCTTTGGGGTTGTCCCCTGTAACTGTGCGTACAGCATCTCTATAACGGTCATACCAATCCGCCCCACGAGGATCTTGACGAACATTTGCATCAAATTGATTGCGTTGTTTTATTAAATCTTCTGGTGATTGCACTTCTCTAGGGCCGCCAACATAATAACTTTGTGAGCTTTCAGGGGCTTGAATTAAATGAGGTTCTGATTTTGCTGTTTTGATAGCATCTTCAACTGTCATGTTACGGATATTAGGCAATTGAGTTGCTTTTCCCACTGGCCCCATGCCCGAACGCAATATTGCACCTTCACCCGCGCCAGAAAGAGCGCTTGTTCCGGCACCGAGTCCCAATAGACTGCTAGCCAGTTTCATTGCGGCATACTGTTGCTGCTCGGGGTCAAGCTCGCCACGATAAACTTGGCCAAAAGGCGCTATTGTATCGTCGTAAAGTCCTTGCGCGGCATTTTCAACAAATTTTGCCGTTGTTTGTAAAGCTTCTTTTTTGCCTTGCGGCGTAAATCTTTTTTGCAAAGTTTTAGTAATTGGTGTTGGCGCTTGCGTAGTTATATTTTGGTAAATTTGTTTTGGCAAACCAGTTAAATAATCATGAACACTTGCACCAGCTTGGCGCATATAATCGCCGTATGATGGTGTTACATCGCTATCGTAAACTAAATTGCTAGGTTGTTGCGCAATTCTTATTGCGTCGTTAACGTCTGAATCGTCTGTAAAGTCAACCATGTTTTACCTACTGTATAACGCCACGAGGATTAGGTGTAATGGTTGGTTCATTGCCTTCAAGACGCTCTAACATACCCGGATCAATCAATTGACGAGCAATATTAAGACCTTGTGGGTTACGTGCCATCTCTTCTGCAAACTTCATGGCAGCAAGACGCTCACGGCTTTCACGATCACGCTTGCGGTTCATGGCATCTAACTGAGAATCAGTAGTTTTTTGCTGAATTTCAGCCAATTGGATCTGATCTTCAGTGGACATACCTTGCTGTCCGCCCGCTTTGCTCTGCATTTCAGCAGTTTTAGCTTGGGCTTCCATCATTTTAGACTGTGCCGTGATCATTGCAGCCTGTCCCGCCATTGCAGCCGCTTGCGCTTGTGGGTCTGGAGGCGCAGGCGCATTGACATTATCCCGCAGCAATGCACTTGGGTTAGCCCAGCCAAGGGTAAGCAGTGCTTCACGGTTAACTGCATCCAAGTTGTACAGGTCAGGCGCCTGTGTAGCCAACTGAATGAGGGCCGTAACCTTCATGACGCGCTGAATGTGGCTTGCCGTGTTAGGATCTGCCTGTGGGATTAATTCATAATTGTCTAAAGCGGACAAAAATGTCTGCTCATCCCACTTATTGGCTGCACGCTTATTGCGTTGCCAAAATGATTCGGGGTGATCACGGAAACATTGCGCAAGTAACTGAAATTCATCAGCTTGGGCTGCATGAAGGCGCTTATGAACGCTATTCAGAAGCTTCTGGGCTTGCTCAATAATGGCTAAAGTGGTTCCGACAGGCGCATCTTGCTTGCCTTCACCTACCTGCATTTCAGCAGTTCCGCCTAAACGCTGGCCATATTGGCTAATAGTTTCGGCAAATGCGCCCAATGCCCCGGATGGTTCCTTATATGGCAATGGCATAACGGCTTGTTGGATAGGCATACCCGCCGTGTCAATTTGTGCGCCGCCGCCCGGAGGAACACGGAAGATATTGCTGTTTTGACGGCCTGATGTTTTTGCATACAAGAAGCCGGGGAAGTTGGCATACATACCTGCGTCAAGCAATTCACGCCAAACTGCCGTTAAGCCGTTGGTTGTATTTCCTAAAATATGAAGGAGACCCATGCCATAAAACTTGAGGCCCGGCACAAAGTCGTATTTAACAAAATGCGTGTTAGCTTCTGGAAGATTTTGGTCTTGCTCATCATAATTACGGACAATATTTAAAATTTGCTTAGACGATACGTCTATGGTTATGCGATACGGAACCTCTAAACCGGATGGGTCGCCGTCAATTTCATGCTCAAATCCCGGAATATCTAGCTCGCAATAGCACTCATATATCTCGCGGTCCCGATCTTCCGCGACGTTGCTATCGTCCTGAGTCCCTTGGATGGCATTTTTTTCTCTCTGAACCGCATCAAGTTCCTTTTGCTTGGCTTGTCCAAGGTCAACGTCCCGATATGCGCCAATAATCTGCATTCTTTTGACAACCGAAGGACGCATAGAGATTCTGTGGGTAATCCGGCGAGCATTTGAGAGATCCGTGGCTTCATTGTTGACAATAAGGTCATCAGCATCAACCGTTTCAGAAACGGGACGATTACGCAGGGGGCAGAAGTAAACCTTTTTAAAGGCAGAACCGCCAAACCCTAACATGAAAAGCATTTTATCCGTGTCAGGGTAATATTCTTTAGCCGTGACAGTCAGGTAATGGTTAAAGTCCCGCTCAAGATATTCGGCCTGCTGGTCAATCTGCGGCGAATCTTTATTGCCATCTACTCGGATCTTGACAGGTCCGTCAGTGGGCAAAAGTTCTGCCCGCGCATTCGCCTGAAAGCGCAATACGGATTCCAACAAGAGCGGGTGGCGGATACGGGACATTCCTTCAACAGGTGCGCCATCGGCTGTACCTTGCTGATTTGGAATCTCAATCTTAAGGCCCAGAAGTCGCAAACCCTGCGCACGGTCCTCAATCCATTCTTTGCGAGACTCGAGATCTTCCTCGATACCCTTAATAATCTGATGAGCAATCGTGGATAATTCATTCTCGTCAATTTCTTCAGCTAGATTGGCGTACCAACCTTCGGCCTTCTTCTTTTTAGCAGACTCAATAGGGCGCCCATCAAGGGAAACGCTAATAGAGCCATCCCCGTGATCAATACGGAGAACATTGCCATCAATGTCCACATCTGGCTGGTCTGCATCTTGATCCGCATCCATTACGACGATGGTTTCCTGACTATCAATAGGAGATTGGTCAGGCTGATCTTGATCAAGGCGAATGTTTGGGACTAAGCCCGGCGTTAATGCCATGTGCGGTTTCCTTTTGGAATATCCCGCGTACTATAAGCTAATTACGCTTTATTCGCAAATGCCTCGTCGTCATCCTTATCATTATAATCAAGGTCTGGCTTATTGAGCGCCTCTAGCATACGCATCAATTCCAGCCTTAATTCGTCTTTTGTGTCGCCCCAAGGCTTGACCGGGTCATTGGTCATACCTTGAACATTGCCATTATTGTCGTAAAAAACCTCATGAATGGCGTATCCAACGTCTGGATCCCCAAACAAATTGCGGGTTTCATACTTAATTACCCGGTGATTCCATGTCATCATGGCCATCCTCACAATCGCATTTCCACATTAGCACTGAGTATTGCCCATGCGTTGCGCCAAGGTGTGCCACGATCATCCACCCCATCCGGTGGTAATCGTCCACTAGGTGATACGCAACGTATCTGAAGTTCCCAGTGCGAGTAGTGGCTATCATTTACACGATATGCAAATCACCGTCAAGTGAACCTGCTAATGCTTGTATAAAACTTACCGCAACTTGCCTTTTCATGCGGTATTCGTGATATTTATTGTCAATAATCATAACAATTTTGATATATCCGTCGCCTAAATCTTTAGTCACAACGGAATTAATTGTCTTAAGATCATCACTCATATGCCAATAAGCCCACAATAACCGTAGTCATCGCTGTATATGGCGTCGATCTCGTCTTCCTCGTAATAACTAGCCCACCGCCATGCGGCACAGTATTCTGAAACGCATGGTTTGCCAAGGATTTGGCCGTCAATAACGACTTCTTTGCCGGGTATGCCATTTCCTCTTCCAAAGGGACAAATCACTTTGGACATTTCCTCTGGCGTCATAAAGTGGGGGTTGTCTGCCATTTAATTGCTCCCTTGAAACAAAAAACCCACTGGCTCACCCGTCTCGTCGTCTAATATTTCCAACTCAAAAACACGGTCTGTCGGAATGTAGGCAATAAGCAAACTTTCAGGAAACGGGTCATCCTCAGTTCTGGGTACGTTGTTATAAAAAGCAATTCTTCCGTCATAAACGCTGCACGAATCAGCCTTGACTGTTTTATGGGTGTGGCCGGAATGATCATACGGATTGAGTGTTATTGACCAAGTATGCTTAGGCATTATACTCTCCTATGGTTAATTTTTTACATAGCATGCAATTATACAGGATACAATGGCTGGTTTTCCCTACTTCCTTGGAACATATTACTTCCCGCGAGCTCAGCAGTACGCTCAGCGCCACGCTGAAGCATACCTGTCCCACGTAACCAATTTAATGCCTGCGTTACCGTATCGTGTAAGTCATCATGTTTTCCCTTGGGAAATGTGGCGCATTGAGCCACAACCATTTCAGCCCAAACACGGAAAACCTCGCCAGACTTATCCGTCGGCGCCATCACCATCCCCTCAGAGAACAAATGTTGGACCGAATAAGTTCTGGCGACCTTATCCATCCCCTTCGGGTCAATCAACCTAACGCCGTAGTTTTCATACCCAAATAGACGCCTTAATTCTTGGCTGACGGAAATACCCGATGCCTTGTTTTCTATTAGCAAAAAGTCAATTTTCCATTCCTTGGCCGAGGCACCTATCTTTTGCACCAGTTCGTGCAATTCCATGCGGCCTTGCCAAGCATGCATGAGGATTGCTTTAGGGACATCAGCTTCACGATCTTCTGCAGATATACGCTGCCAACTTCCGCCCATGTCTGCGCCAATAACGCCAGATGATGTACCGGAGTCCCTGTAAACTCCCCAAATGGTACAGGCGGAGAAGT